CCGCCAATCAATTGATCCTTATCGCTGTCGCTGGCCGCATCCCAGACCTTTGCCAGCGCGGCAGGTGTAGAGGCAGCCGTCGCCAACTGCGCATCCGTGGACGGTACGTATGTAGCCGGTGGCTCGGTGTAAGACGTGGCACGCGAGATCGAAAGCACGTTGTTAAAAATCTGACCATCACTGTTCCTCTTCCCAGCGACATACGCAATCACACCGGCAGGAAGTACCAACGTGATCGAATACACGGTGAACTTCCCCGCCCCCTGGGAAGCATCCATGTACACCTGAGCAGCCGTCAAAGCATCACAAGGGGAAGCCTGATAGCAACGACCAAAGTTCTGACTCGTTGTCCACCAGCCCGTAGACGTGTAGTCCACCGTCGAACCATTCGGCTTGTTTGCAGTATTAGGCGAAAGAAATTGATTGCTACCCGGATCGTAGTTGAGGTTCGCACCGCCCAACGCCAACGCAAGAGCGAGCATGGCGGGCGAGCCTGCGATTTTCCCCGCCGCCTGGGCAGTGCGCAGCATGTTCGCAATGATCGGACCCGCAACAGATGCACCGACCGACACCACGCGACCAACTGGCGTAATGTTCTTGACGCCGTACCAGGTCACAGCCACCGCGAACGTAGTGGCAATAGCGAGCGCACCATTGTTCACGGATGCGGTATCAGGTGCCGACTTGGTAACGCCCCAGGACAATCCATCCGCGCCCAACGATTGCGCCTGGGCATCACGCACAGGGACCAGCACGGAAAGAAAAAGGACCAGGGCGATAGCGACTGGTCCCAGAAACAGATCAACGGTGATTCGATGCAGTTCGGTAATTGGAATCGACGCAGAAGGCGGAATCCGAACATTTGAGGCGCTCATACTGCGGGTCCCATCTTGGGTTGACACAGGCGGTGAGGACGAACCCCACCGCCACCAACAACGCGGCGGTGAGAGGCCGCATTAGGTCGCCTTGTTGTACAGCTTCTTGGCGAGCTTGAACACGACCAGACCACCCCACACGGCCACGGCCAGCGTGATCGCGTAGCCCATGATCGTGGCGAAGTCCGCAGCAGCACCCGTGAAGATCGATTGGAAGTCCGCTGCGCGACCCGAACCGGACGTTTGAGCGTTAGCCACACCGGCACCCAGAATCAGCGCGGTAGCGGCGAGCAGCTTCTGAGCATTGCCCTTCACCATGTTGACGAGTTTCATATTGATTTCTCCTATGGGCCGACGATGAACCCTGACCAGGTGACCCAGCCCGATCAGAGCATGTCCAGAAACTTCCGGACGCTTAGAAAAATGACCCCTGCGACATAACCCGTTGCCCACGCACCGAAGCAAAACGCCCCAGCGACAAGCAAATCTTGAGACGTGAATGTCATCGCTGTTGACCCCCGATGAAGCCGAGGCAGAAACACACGACCATCAATCCCGTATAGATCAACCAGGCACCATCCATATCCCACCTCCACACAACAACAACCAGACCCCTCGACCATCCCGACCCGTGACCACTACGCCGCCAGCCGCCGTGCTGCGCCCACCGACTGGCGGCTCCGTGGTCACGCATCACACCGTATCCCCATCCTCATCAAAACCATGCGCCTCCAACTCCCATTGCAAGTCCTCATCGAACCTATCCAACTTGCCCTGAGCGCTGTCTAGCTGCTCGGATCGATAACCCAGCCGATCCGAAATTTTCATCTGCCGATCAAACAACTCCTCGCTGTCCCGCGAAGCGGAGGAGGGGAGCAGATCACCGTCATCCCGTTCCGTGATCACTTCCTCCAGGTAGTCGTATGCGACCTCCAGATAGCGCATGGCCTCCGTGACTAGCTCGACCTCCTCCTCCAGTCGTTCCTTCTTGTCGTCCCAATGGGCGCGAAGCTCTTCAGCGTTCTCAAACATGGTCCCGACCCCTCGGATTCCACATCACGATGACGAGCCCCGCGAACGCCCACACGACGCACGCAAACATCAGCAGGGAAAGAAAAGAGGCCGGCTCGATTCCGATCCACCAGAGCAGGGAGTAGATCGGTCCCTGATCCAGGAGCAGGGAGAGCAGGCCAAAGAGGAGAGAAAGCCAGAGGCACATCACACGCGCCACCGATCATCCAGCACAGCATCAGCGACGTAGCCCGCGAAAACTTTCGCCAGCGACCAGACTGCAATCGATGCGCCGACGCCCGACAACATCAACGCAACAAAGACCAGACTCGCCATCGCAGACCCCTTCAGTGAAAAAGGCCCGCGAACGGGCCTGACCGGGCATTACGCCGCTTTCTTTTCCGGTTGCGGCATCGACGCACGCTGACCAACCGGCTTCAGATCAACGATGCGAAACACAACCTTGCCTTCGTACTGGCCGACCGAGATCACCGGCTCATACTCGCCAGCAGGCAGACCGTGCACCAGGTCAGGCAGCAGCATCAGACCACCGGTCGTATCACGCTTGATCTGACCGTCACGGTCGGCGTACTCAGCCCAGGCGATGCAGGCCGCTTCCTCCAGGTGGTACTTGTTGCCCGTCTTACGAGCCACGCCGTCACGCTGCGTAACAGCAGCCACCGTGATCACAATCTTGTTGTTCGAGACCATTCGTTTCTCCGTCTGTACCGGGGAGGACATCCCGGCAGGATTTTTCGTTACAAGGGAGCCGGTTTACCCGGCGTTGTTTACCGCCTACACTGCGACCTGCTAGCCAAACCTTAGTTAATAAACTTTGGCTAGGTGGAAGACTAATAACTTTTTCCTAGCCTGACCAATTGAGGTTATCTATGACCTACACGGATTTCATTAACGCGGCGCTAAGAGGGCGCTCCGTGAACAAAGCAGCTCACGACATGGGCATTCAGCAGACCCTGCTGAACAAGTACAAGCTTGGGCAGAACCTGCCGGGCTTCCTGAACGCCGCCATCCTGGCGAAGGAAGCAGGCATCAGCCAGGCAGAGGCCATGCAAGTCCTGACGGAAGAAGAAGCCAGCCGCAAAGGCATGTTGGATCGCGTCAAAGAGCTTTTTAACTGCGCCCGCAGAGCCATGAAATCGCGTTCCCGCTAAGGGAACGTGCACTGCGGGCAGACTGATTCCACGCGAGTCAGTCTGCCCAGCAAATGTCAATAATCTATCGTTAGGTACGAGACGTAAAAAAACCCGGAGAGCCGCATCCAGCAAGGCTTTCCGGGTCAGTTAGGATAGTGGACAAAAAGTACAACAACAGTCCACAGGGTCCATGTCAATTCGTACGAAAACGCGCCACGTATTCCCCTCAGAGTTCGCAGCAGCTACCGCAGGTTTCCCAGAAGACGTTATAGCACGTTGGACGGGTAGACACATCCGAACAATTCGCCGTTGGAAGGCAGGGCATCGTCCGGTACCACGCTGGGCCTATGACATCGTCATGTTCCGAACGCATCAACTCGAACTGTTCTAACGCTTGCGCAGCAACTGCGTACGCAGCAGCCTTTCGAACACGGCATTCTTGGTCGTGTCCTTAAAGCGAAGGTACTCGTCTAGCTGGTCAACCAGATCGGCCGGTAGCTCAACAGTGACCGATCGAAGGCCATTCCGCGCCCTGTACGCAGCCTGCCTTTCAGCAGCCGTCATCGCATTGCCGGTAGACGGACGACCGCGCTTGCGCTTAACAGGGACAAGCTCACCCGTCTTATTGTCGTGAGAATCCTTCATCGCCCACCTCCGAAAAACCCAGCAAACCAGAGCAAGCCCGCAATCGACGCGATATCCAACAGGTTCCAAAAACCACGAAATGGCTCCCGAGGCTTGTCAAAAACCAGCCCGCCGAACGCCGATACCACCAGAAGTGCCAACACACCCATTTGCAACCAGCCCATCGCCATCCCCGGTAGTCATTCCTCGCGGCCCAAACGTCGCAAGAACGCCCAGACGAACACGCCAGCCGCCACGAGAAAAATCAACCACAGCCCCATCGAAAGCCACAGATCAAAATACTTTTCGTAAAAACCGTTGGCGTCCATATCATCCATCCTTTTGAGTCATTTAATTATCGTCACAAGTAACGCAAAATACAAGGAATATTTTGTATTACAAGTAACGTTAATTCTGCGGAGATGGGGGCTCATACCACTTGTCAGCAGTCGATATCCAGAAGCAATCGCGGCCAGCGGAGAAATAGACGCTCATGCCGTGCAGGTTGTGTGTAGCGCAGATGGAGTGAAACACGTCCTGGAATGCGCCCTCGACCGTATCAGCCCAGCGCACGTCGATCGTTTCGCGCTCCGGCACCTCGATCCCCTTGGACGCCCAATAACGCTTCTTGTTGAGCGCAGAGGCCGTCGCATCCTTGGTGATGTACTTGGCAAGATATTGGGCCAACTGGTGCACGCCACGGACGCGCTGATCCCCAGGTGTCTTAGGGCCACGGACGTTGATCTGCCCTTCACCACGCCCCACGATCTCGTACCAGATTGCCCGCAGCACCTTGACGTTTTGCCAGCCATGCACGCCGATGTGGAAATGGATCGCGCCGCGTTCCTGGTACTCGACCACCAGGACGTACTTGAAACCCCGCAGGGCGTTACTGGTCAGCTTGGACACACGCCGGACGAACTTCTGCAAGTCCCGTTGGGCCCGCTCCAAATCTTGCATGTTCTCGCGGTACGTGAGCGTCAGCAGGTGATCCGCCCGGATGGCCTTGAGCTTCAGACGGATCATCTTACGAGCGCGACGGCAGGCCACGTCGATACTCTTTTCGCGGTCCTCCGATTCCCCTCGGGCAGCCTTAGGAAAGGCCCGGATGTCGGCCAGGTGTTTGTGCACGTTCACCTGGTAGCCGACGACCTCGCTCATTCCATCCGGATAGTGGATGGCGCGTACGATCGTCTGGGTCCTGACGTTGGCCTGTTGCGCACGTTCCTCGCATTCGAGGACTTCCCGAGCGACGGCCCGGGCGTGATCAATCTTCTTTTCGACGTAATCGGGTTGCAAACCGTCATAGTCGGTGACTATACTTGTCCCCAGCATGAGCAATGTCCTTAGTCTGGCTGCTTGTGCCACGTCCCCGGGGGATTCGCCGTCCTCGCGGGGATTTTCTTTTGTGTTGACCCTAGGTGTCCAATCGCCCGTAGAGCCTTACGTGATGGTGTTTGGTTGGTATGTGTTAGTGGTACGAGTTTAGGGCGCTCGCTTCGCTCGCGCCGCTGGAAAGGCAAAGGCGGGCAAGGGAAGGGCAGGCAGTGCACAAGGCTATGGACGGCCCTGCGGGGCGTATGGACAAGCTATGGACAACGCAGGGACAGCCAAAAGGCCGGCTGACCCCACGTTGCCCACAACTTGCCCACACTCCGCCCACAGCGGCAGCAGTGGGCCAAGCAAAGTCATTGCGACCTGCGTTTGATAGATTCCCTTTAGACCCGGTCATTAATCACTCCCTCGCGCTCGATTGAAACCGCCTCGAAATTCCGTTACGGCGTTACGGAAAATCAGACCATCCTCATGTACTCGCGCCACTGATCGAAGGTAATGGTCCCCTGGCGCTGCAACTCAGTGAGGCGACGGCGCTCCGCCATCTGGGCCTTAATGCCGCGCACCTTCTGAGGCCCGAGGCGACCCACGGTGTACCAGGGAGGCAGGTAACTGAAGGGAGCCTGATCGTCGCGATCCTCGAACACCTGACGCGTGTCATAGGCATCAAACAGGTCGTTCGCACGATAGAACCAGCGTTCCGCGACCACAGAGTTGTAGTCGGTCCCGTACTTGACGATGGCCATATGCAGGCGCGGCAACCTGGGCTTGAACTTCCCGAGGGAGACAGTCTCGACCAGGCGCGACACAAAGGGAATGCCCAGGCGATCCAGCCGACGACACGTAACCAGGTATTCCACCAAGGCGTCGCGCACCTGGCGATCCGCCTGCGACTCATGCTGGCAGATAAAATAGACGTCCCAGCCCTTCTTGCGGCTGTGGATCAACCAGGTGATCAACGCCTGCTGTTTCGAGTCCTGCCAGTTACGCGCATTCAACAGCGCCGCCAGCTCATCCAGAACGATGATCCCGTTCTTGGTCTCATCGTAACTTTCGTTCCCGCGGCCGATGCAGTCCAGGTGCGATACAGAAGGCTTGTCAGGCAGACGAATGACGCGACTCTGGCGCGCATCCCTGTTCAAGAGCTTGTCCAGGTTCAGGTCAAGATTCGTGGCAACGCGGCGGCCCTCAATGACCGCATCACGGATACGACCGACAGCGCAGAGACTTTTACCAGAACCGAGACGACCCGTGATCATGTAGATGGCCATATCAACCCCCCATCACCAGGCGGACATTCTCAGCGTTCCAGCGATACAGGAACACCGCAGCATCCGTCGCAAAGACAGCAGCCAGGCAAACGTTAAGCGTGTCTGCGCCGCACAGATAGAGACCCACCTCAAGACCAGTGCCGAGGCCCGCAGGGAAGGAACTGAGCACCCCATTGATGGCAACAGAGGCGCCAGCAATCAATGCGGTCGTGAGCGTCCCGAACGTAGCAACGGCAGCAAGACCGAACGCAACCTTTTCACTGAAGAACTTGACCAGGAACGATGCGAGACCAGAGAACAGACCAGCCATCAGAGAAGCAAGCAGTGGCATGACAACTCCTATGCGTTCGCGCTGGAGACGCGGTTATAGATGTAGATCGCGGCGAGCGCACCCCACAACCAGGAGAGCAGGGTGCGGATGAACCCGAGCTTCGCGCACAGATCCACCGTGCCATCGAAATCTTTCCATTTGAAAAACTGAATGGGCTGACAGCTACCACCCGGCAGCAGGGTCGGCATTTTGAAACCAAAGTCAGTTTGCTTGGCAACGTCATTCATCTTCTGGACAGCGTCCGCCCTGGCGGCACCGAGATCAGTAGTCGGCTGGACATACTGATTCCCCATCGTGGGCGTACCCGCCTCATCAATCTTGCAGGGCGCTTTCCCAGGCAATCCGCAGGTATCGACATTGACAGTGACATTGGAACCAGCCGAGGCCGTAGGCGCTTGCGTTGGATACGTCGTCGTGTTTGATCCGTTGACAGGATTCCCCACAGCATCCGTGCCATTCCACGAGTTCACCTGCGATGGCTGAGCCAGCACAGGATTCTTGATGGCATCCGCGCCCGTATTGGGCCTGAGCTTGACGCTAGGCACCATCGTGAACGTGCCATTCATCGGACGGCCCTGACCATCAGTCCCCGCGCCAGTAGTCGTACGCGGGGGAAACTGCATCGTGTCACCGTTCGGAAACGTTGGCGTACCCGGTACACCA